CCGTTCGCAGTAGTTGTGGGTCTTTAGATAATGAATTGTAAGGGTCTATAACTAAGCCTTGATAATCCCAAACCTCTTTAATTGAATTTACTTCCTTCAATAGTTCCTTGTAGGTATATAAATCCTCTACATCTATTATTTTAAAATACTGGTTGCACCAATCTATTGATTTGTTTATCTCGTCTTTGTCTGCCGTGTGTATAGGTTTGCCCATTTTAAACTCTATTATCTTACGCACAATACTTTGTGGTGTGTTCTCACTAGACCATATAACAAACTTTAGCTTATGGTACACCGCCCACAACGTCAATAGGTAACATATAACGGTAGTCTTACCTACATTTGCGTGTCCTATAACCAAATTAAAATTGCCTTGCTTAAAGCGTATGTATTCGTCTATATCGGGGATGCCTATTTTGAGTCCCTCTTGTATTCTTCCTTCTTTAATGTCAAAAATCTTTTCTTTAATGTTGTCCGTTGTTGCTATCATCTTATATCTCCGTTCGGTTTAATTGCATATTTTCTTGTTTGTTCTTTCCAATTTCCTTCATCTCTTAATTTGTAACCTAGTATTGCGTTTACATCGTAATTCCAAAAGTCATCTGGGAAATCTTCTCCTTCTCTTAATTGTTTTAATGCCATAAAAAAAAGGGGGCATTGCCCCCCATTAAATTAAAAAGGTAAATCTACCTCTCTTGCTTCGTTTTGTTGGTTATTAGTTACTTCGTTTCTTTCAGCTACTGTAACACCTTCTTCCGATAGCCATCGTACTGCTGCATTACCTAGCGTAATAGAAGCCGCTTTGTTCTCGCGTTCTTCTTTTGATAGCGTTTGTGTCACCCATACGTTGTTTCCGTATTGAGATTGGTTTTGTACCATCATAGTAATGTTTAGGTACTTCTTTCCATTCTTGCCTTCAATCAGTTTTGATTGGTCAATTGCAGTAAGGTCGATACTTCCTGAAATAATTGCGGTTGTCTTTTTTTCCATTCTACTTTAAATTTAAAATTATTATAATCTCCTTTGTAATATACAGTTTTCACTTTACACTTTTGCGAGTTCATCTTGTACTTTTTTAGATACCTTGTACTTAGCCTTTATAGAATCCATAGTACCACCACCTTGTAAGTACTCAATCGCTTTTGTGTATTCGGGTGTGTTTTGGTTTAACCACTTGCGGTCATTTGGTATTGCCGTTGAGGTTTTACCACTTGCTACATTGCCATCGTCATCCTCTGCTTGTAAGGCGAGTAACGATTGTAGCGTGTAACGTCTGTAATAAGTAATTGCACTACCTAGTTTTTGTGGGTCGTTTAGTTCAGGTAATTTTAATCCCGATATAACACCACCAGTACCCTCAATGCAAAGTATCTTACTGTACACCATATCTTCCTCGATAGGTTGTATCAATAACAACTTGTGCTTTTTAAGTAAGGGTTGTAATTGTTTAAGTAGTGAATTGATGTCAAAATACTTTGACTTGTAAAAAGGATTGTTTGCATCCTTGCTAATTGCTCCTATCTCTTGTTGTAGTGCAAATAGCTTTTCGTTAATTGATTGTTGTTTGCTCATAATTATATATTTGTGTGCAAGTTACAAATAAAATTCCAATAAAAAAAAGGGCAACATTTCTGCTACCCCCTTTCAACAATTAAGAACAAAAACAATTATTAAAGAAACTTTTTGACTTTTGCACTATATGAATCAATCATATCTTGCAGTTCGTCAGATGTAAATTTAGTTATTATGTTACTTTTCATTTGTAATTCTTCCGATAAGTTATTACCAAGATATTGACTAAACTTATATTGCTCACCACTTCTGTACATATTACACGCTACGCATTGGGGTTTTACATTACGTTCATCCCATCTTGTAGAGTAGTGCTTACGGCTCATAAAGTGTCCTGCTTGTATTCCTCCATTCTTCCAATGTCCTTCCTTTCCACAAGTGACACACTTACAATATCCTCTACTATTAGAATTACTTAGTCTTATGTATTGACTAAATACAACATCTAACTTTTTTACTAATTTACTTCGTGTTGGTTTTTTAGATGTCTTAGGCATTGTTTTTTTATTCATCTATATACTCTGTAAGTACTTTACCTACTTCTTCATTGATACCTCTTATACAGTTGTATATATGTTTAGAGTTTTTTTTTACTTCTTGTCTTTCTTCTTTTGTGGAATCAGTACCTAAGTTAGTGTACATTTCACAATCTAGCTTTAGTAATTCATCTGTTCTTTCTTTTATACTTTTCTGAAAGTTGATTGCTATTTCTTGTGCTAGTTGTTTCAAATCTTTATCCATAAAATTACATTATAAGCCTCCACCCACCAAAGGTCGAACATTTTTTTTAAAAAGTAAATAGTTTTGAGTAGTAAGATATAAACAACTTATTTGTGTTTGTTATCCCCCATAATTTTTTCAGCACCTCTGCTACCGAAGTAACCTATGAAAACAATCGTTAAAAGTTCCTTCACAACGTCTAACCCATCAATCTGTAAATACCAACCAACAACAAAGGCAACAGTAAGGAACACCAATGTAAGTGGTCTTACGTTTTGTGGTAGCCATCCGCTTCTAGAATCAGCTACCCAACGTCTAGTAATACCATCAAACTCGTGTATCTCTTGTTCTAGCTTTTTAAGGGCAATCTCTTTGTCAGCGTTAGACATTTCCGACCCACCAATAAGAGTCCGAACAACATTCCCAATGGGAGTATCGTCAGCCAAACTACCAACCACCGCAGGTATCTTTTCAAGCAAGAATTTTCCAACACCAGTATCTTTAAACTTCTTCTTAGTTGCCATTTACAACCATCTCTTTGTATAAGTGTTGTGCTAGTCGCACTTCGTTTGGATTGTCTAAGCAGACATCCTTAGTTATTTCTTTGAATTCAGCTATCCTTTCGGTTCTCACACTTGCACAACTTGACATCGCTGCAACAAGGATTATTAGTACTATTCTCATATCGTTTGTATGTATGTTGAAGCAGTATTGCCTCCGTTAGTTTGTCGATACTTTTACGTATCTCCTTTAGTTCGTTTCTAAGTCCGTTAGACTTAATCTTTAATTCACTCATTTCTTCTTAGCAGGTTTGTTTTTACCTTGTTTCTGCGCCCTTGTACAATGACTATATTTACCTCTTCTATTTAATGACTTTCCCATCTAATGTGCTTCCTACTGTATTAGTTGTACAACCAAACGACATCAGGGTCTTTTGAGGTATCATTGTCAATATGGATGAAGGTTCTTCCAATTCCCACTCGGTGTATCCCCAACTTGAATATCTCTTGTAATAGATTGTGTCTATCCCTCGAACTTGAACAAGCAATATCAACCGCAAGTCCTGACAGGTGTGCTGAATCTGACTTTCCGCCAATCTTGTTATTGTGTTCCTCCGTACGGAATCCTGAGTTAATGTGAATGGGTTTTCCAAATCGTTCTCGAAGGAGGTCAATCTTGTACAAGAAGCCACTATCCATAAACTTGCCACTACCGTCAAGGTCTGGCGAACTAAATTCATCAATCGTAAAGTACTTTAGTTGCATTATGTTGTTATAATTAGTAATAAGAATAAAAGAATTATGCCAATAGAAATCACTAAGAATCTATCGTAAGCACTACCATAGTACTTCTCTCTTATCAACTCTTTTGCCATCAAATAATATAATCTAATCTTATTCATCATTTACTGTTTTTAAGTGTTTTTTCTGCCATATCTCTGTCATCGTAATCCAATGCAGCTTTCAATATAATCTTATCCATCATATTGTCTTGATTGTCTAGCATTTGCTTTTGCAAGTCAATAATCATAGCCTCTAAATTATCCTTAGCCTTAACCAACATATCTATTTGGTTTTCCTTCTTCTCTAGGTTTTGTTTCAGCGCTTGTACATCATCGGGTTTGCTGCCTGTAATCGTACTCACTACAATACCAATAGAAGCTGATATAGTACCAATCATCATCATTACCACTTCCTTATTTGTTTCCAGTACTGGGTACTGAATCAAGGCAACTATAATACCCATTATGACAAGGAATATGAATAAACTTCCCGCGTAGTGTCTGATTTCTTTGGCTACTCCGTTTTTCGGTAGGTTCATTTAACTTTTTTGTATATGCTTATTGCTGTATAAATTATTGCTAAACACAGAGAAACACTCTGCAATATAGGGTTGGCTTCGCTTACACTGATTCCAAGTGCAAATAAATTTGTTGCTGCTATCTTCAAATCTTCCATTTTAGCAATCTGTAAAGCCCTCAAAAATATCAAGCTGTTTTATTGTGTTGTAAGCGTGTATAAAAACGTTACCTAATGCTTGTTCAGAATTTATTTCTAATAGAGGTTGAAAACCTTGATGCACTTTATTGTCTTCTAATTCGCCTTGGTTCGCATCTTCCTCACTAGCGTAAACAAAAAAGTTCAAGTCCATTCTAAGTTCATTATCGTATTTTTTCCACACATTTACATTTGCAACCCGAACGTAAGCATTTTCAAACGTTTCTAATATGCGTGTTTCAATAAGCGGTTCAGTTATAGTTTCACCAGTTTCTGGATCTGTTAATTGAACTGTTTCTGTTTCGCTTTCTATGTATTCTATAATATTGTAAGTGCCTATTAATGCCATTGTTTATTTTTTTTATATTTATGAATATCTGTAATTTAAAGCTGCACTAGATAAATATGCCCAACCCGCTGATTGTGGGTGATATGATCTACAATATGGCTGCGTTGAACTTGTAGAAGATGCAGAAACATAAGCTCCTCCTGGGTTATACCTAATATGTGGCACAACGTTTGAAAAAGTCCTACTGCCTTGTCTTACAAGCGTAAGTTGAGTGTATTTATTATAAGAACCATTAGAAGTTGACATATAGTTGAAAGCTAAGTTATTTGCGTTTGTAGCCGTTGGAACTGTATAATTAGAACCTGAATTTGCGCCATTATACCAACTATTATATGTAGTTATTGAACCTGAATAAGCTGTATCGTGGTAAACACCAATATTCAATGAGCTATATCCAGTAAATGTTGCAAGAGCGTTTGCTGTCATATTAGCATATATTGGCTGCCAAGTTGTAGCTGCAGAAACTGTTGCACCTACCGATTCCCCTGCGCCATTAACAACGAAAGCGGTAATATAATATGTCGTTGTTGAACCAAGACCTGTTCTTGTATTATTAAATGTTCCAGTTGATGCTTTAGCACCTAAATCTATTTTTGTGTTATTTGAATAAGTAGAACTTGTGCCAAAATAAAAACCGTGGCTTGTAATAGATCCTCCACCTGTATTAGTAACATTACCATTCAATACCATAGACGAAGCGCCTACGGATGAAGCTGAATTTGTTGTAACAGCTCCTACCGCTACATCACTCGCACCATAAAAACTAAACATATTAGGAGAAACACCTGCATCTGTGGCAGCTTGTACTAGAGAAATATCTTCCGTTCCTGTTTGGTCAAACTCTGCTTCAATATTTGCAATGAGGGCAATTTCACCCGAACTTGTTATAGGCATATTACATTACTTTTTACTAAGTTGTTCGCTTAATTCTTTAACTGCTTCCACTAATACACCAATGATAGCGTTATAATCTACCGTTAAGTGTGTGTCATCGCCATCCAAGTCTTTAACCTCTTTTACTAATTCGGGTAATACCTTTTGTACGTCTTGTGCTATAACACCACCACTCTTCTTGCCATTACGCTTCCAATCAAATGATACGCCTTTGATAGCGTTTATGGTGTCAAGTGCGTTTTCGTACTTTGTGATATTGTCTTTTAACTTCTCATCAGACGCTACGGTCGTAGAAGCTGCAATGACATCTCCATCAACGTGCAAATCACCATCAGACTCTAGCCTCATTTCGTTGCTACCGTTTACATAAAAGTCTAATTGTGTATTATCAGTCCAAGATATGTAGTCATTTGAGTCCTTTCCAATATTATCTGCATATACGTTTGTTGCATCAATTTGCCCATTAACGGTTGAAGCTGCTTCACCTATACCTAAACAATGAAATTGTGCGTGATCCGTAGTTCCTAAACCAACATCGGCTGCCGTAAGTGCATTAATCTCTGTATCTACATAATCTTTTACTGCCGATGAAGTAGGTAAAGAAGTATCATTATCGTTAGAACTAATACCTTCACTCTCCGTCACTACAACAGTCGTACTGAGCTTATCAATATTGACAGACCCATTATTTAACCTTGCATTTGTGACAAAGTTATTACCATAAACCTCATCAAAGTTATCGTTTACCTTATCAAAAGCCGTTCTTAAAGGATCGCCAGTACCATCGTTAGCCGCAGATCCTATTCCTACTGTTTGTTTAGCCATTTTTTATCATTTAATATTCTGTTGCACTTGCTTTTATTGACGTTGTGTCTGTTTTTATACCAATCACATCAACGGTAATTAACGAACCATCTGCATCGGAAGGGTAAACTATACCCCAGTAGTTTGCTTCATTAGCATTACCAAACCAACTGTCTTTGTATATACTACCATAAGCCATATTAATACAATACTTTTTTTATTGTTTTGTTATTTAAGTTTTGGAGGTATTCTCTCAACTTAATTACGTTTTGTTGTTTAGGTTTGTATTTCTTTTTTATATTACCCATCCACCAAATATGTCTTTATCGGGATATACATCCTCGTTGTTATTTGTGTAGTATTCGGGGAACTTGCTGCCTGCATTAAAACTTAAATAGTCAATCAACCTATCGGTGTAGTATTGTGCCGTGTTACGCTCCTTTTCTAGCAGGTAATCTATCTCCTCCTTCGTTACCCCTTCAGCGTTCTCCGAAGTGTGCTTAAAAACGCCCTTATTAGCTATTGTGAAGTTGGCAAAAGGTAAGTACTCAACCATTGCCCAATGTATCAAACAAGGCTTTATCCATTCATTCACTAAGGCTAGGTAGTCCCCACTTAAAGTACTAGCAATTATATCAGCTTGTATCTTGTCCATTAGGTCTGTACCTAAGTAGTTTTCAATATGCTTGTCTTGGGAAATTTTTATGTACTGTATAAACTTGTCTGTGTCCACATTGCCATTCATAGCGGTGAACTTTACAATATCTTTTCTAGTAACTAATAGTGCTTCTGCCATTTCTTACTTATTTACAAATCCTTTATTCGGCATATCCTTTGGTCGCATTGCCACTTTCTTGTCGTTTACTTCGGGCTTGAACCCTTCCTTTTTTGCTTTGTTTACGCTAACCTCTGCATTTGGGTTTGTAGCATCGGGTTTTACACCTTTTGCCATATAGGTCTTACGCATCCAAAAATGGTGACATCCGCCACCGCCTTTGTAAAGCCATATATCGTATGTGTCTGCTCCTGCTAATCCCCAACCTGCATTTACCGCTTTCGCGCTCATTTGCATTATGTCCTCTTTGCGGTATATTTTTTTAGCTGATACCATCTTTTTGCAAAACTCTCTACTATTTGCGGCAACCTTTAATGGTGCATATTGGTAACGTACTTTAAATTTTACTTCTTCTGCCTCTCCATCCTGCTCACTATTTGCGTTAGGTCTTGCAGAACCAGTAGAAGCCAGTCCAATCATTTTATCAAGCGTTTCTTCTTGGTCGTAGTCTACTTCTCTTTCATCTACCAACTCCCATTCATCAAGG